GGCGATCTCACCCTCAACAGTGCAGGGAGTGACCTTGCCAGCGGCGTCAAACTTGACCGCCTGTAGCGCAGTGATGGTGGCAGCCGCCACGCATGAGATGATGGTGCTGTTGTTATCGCTCATCAGAATCCTCCAAACGCGCTCTTGATGAGAGCGGGCTCAGTGCGTGCGAGGCGCTCATATGCCTCAGAGAAAGTGATGCTCTCAGAGCTGGCGAGCTCCTGAGCGCGCTGGGCGATCGTCGCCTGGGAGATCTCCTCCCCGCTGGCGCCATGGCCAATCTCAGAGAGAGAGACTGCGTGCTCTGCGGCGCGCCGCGAAAACATCTCCCAGAAAAGGCTATCACCCCGCTCTGCGAGCGCCCAGGCGTGCTCTGCCACATCACGCTCTGCGGGGCTGATGCGTCCGCTTCGGAGCAATGCACCCACCTCTGCCTCACGGCGCGTGGTGGCCTCTTTCTCTGCGAGCGCCTGCACCTGCTCAGTGAGAGCTTGGATCTGGGCAGCCTGTGCGGTGTTGGCCTGCGTGAGTTGCTCACTCATGCGCTTATATTCGCCCATCTGCTCTTTCTCCTCAGCATCAGAGCTGGCCTCTGCCATCTCCTCTGCATCATCCTCATCCTCTGCCATCTCCTCGCGGCTGGCCTTTAGACGGGCCTCGAGCTCACGCACCAGCGCATCCTTTTGCTTCAGGAGGGCCTTAGCCTGCTCGAGGTCTGCGATAGCCTCAATCTCTGCTACATCCATCAGATTCATCTCCTCTGATAGGGTGACCCGCTCGAGTGCAGACGCTGCCTGCTGTGGGCGGGGGGTGAGGGTGACTGCCAACAGCTGAGCAGAGCCAGTGCGTTCACCGCTCTCTCTGGCGTAGACGTCACCTAGGAAAAACTCGGGGGAGCTCCAGAGGGTGCCACCAGCAGCAGCCACCACCTCAGCTCCCCGTTGATTGTAGACGGGCACAGCAATCAATTGGCGCCCATCTTCTGAGAGCCGCAGCTCTGCAATCTCACCCAGTGCGCCACTCTCCTCAGGGGTGCTTTGTCCCCCGGGGGCGCTCTGATGATTCCAATCAATGATCACAGGGTCTGCGTTTTTGCGAGCATCAAAGACCCGCTTGATCTCTGCTAGGTGCTCTGGCGTCACATCACAGATTAGATCACCTGATAGGCGCGAGGAGACCTTGCCAGCGCTCAGGGTGACAAATGGGCGGCCCATGGTTTGGCCATCATCCACCACCACCACCAGCCCATCTACCTCTGCCAGTGCTATCTCATTGAAGGCTGCTCGATAGGTGGGGCGCTCTGCGAGCCTCTGATCTGCTGCATCCATTTGTCTCACCAGCTTTCTGGCCCATGAATATCCAGCATCCCCACCCCAGCCCTGCCAGGCCTGCCACCCTTTGCCCTGCTCTGGCCAGCTGGAGCCCTCTTTGTCCACCTCATGCCGGGTGAAATACGCCAGCATCCTGCGGGCCGTCTCGGGGCTGATGGTTTTGCCGTTGGATAGATCACGCGCACGCGCGAGGCCCACAGCTGTCATGCCACGCTGCGAGGGGGGCTTCTCTGCCCTCACCTCGAGCGCTCGAGCTGCTGCCTTGCGCACCCCATCAGGGGGAGAGAAATCAATGTGCGCATAGCGCTCTGCCAGCTGCTCTGTGGCCTGCTCTTTGGCTTTGTAGCTGGGGTGTTCTTTAGGCAGCAGATCATCATCTGTGGTGTAGGATTTTTTGCGCTCGCCTGTGCCCACTAAGCGGAGGAAGGCCTTCACCCTGCCCAGCGCCCACTGATTGCGGCTGGTGACGCTGGGCCTGTGGCTCACAGAGAAAGCGCCTGCGCCCCTGCGATAGACAGCCCGCAGCATCCCCAGATCAACCCTGCGCCCGGGGGCAGAGTATCGCTCATTGTGCTCATCTCTGAGCCCCTCGAGCGCAGCCTCTGCAGCATCAGAGATTTTGATGCCGCCGCGGGTAGATGATGCAGAGCCCGGGCGATTGCGGGTAGAGCCAGTGCGTTGATCGCGCGCGGGCGCTGGCGTCTTAGGATCATCCTCTGCCAACCGGCGCCGCAGTGTGGATGAGATCCTGCGCCTCAGTTTGCGCTTAGCGCTCATATTGCCCTACCTACTCTAGCTGCCCGCGCACGCTGGGTGGGGGTGTGTGGGCTGTCTGCATAGCCGCTAAAAACCAGCAGTTGTGCAGTAGAAACGGCGCGATTGAGCGCCTCACTGAGCCGGATATGACTCTCCTGCTGCCATCTCTCTGGGGTCGCATATGGGGCAAATGAGACCACCCATTTATGGGTCGAGCCACGCTCTGGGCTGTGCGTCTCCAGACGATTGATCGCCACCCGCTGATCGCATAGCGCCAGCAGAGCCTCGAATGAGCCGCCTAGCGTCATTTGCCTGCCCCCTTCATGAGCTTGCGGTAGCGCTCAGCCAGCGCCAGCCCACCACCACCCGCAGGTGCAGTGGCGCTGATCCGGTCAAAGAATGAGCGCGAGGCCTCATCGGGGAGCTCCCCAGCACCAATGCGCTGCCTGATGCTGCGCTCGAGATCATCCTCTGGCGTGAGCAAGCCAAACTGCACCAGCGTGCTCAGGCTAGAGAGGCTCTCTGCGAGCTCATCAGCATCTAAGCCAGAGTGCCTGAGCACTGGCAGCTGTGCTGGGTTGACCTCTCCGAAATTCCAACGAATGAGGCGCCCAATAGTGCCCGCTGCGCGACGATCAACCCCACCCACCCTCGAGGCAACCATATCGCATAGGTTGAGAGCGCTGCGCCTAAACACTGAGAGGTGAACTTCACCAACACTGCGAGCGCCTGTATCTGTGATCCCTAGGTGCAAGAATTGCGCTAGGAAGCTCTGAGCAATCTGGTTATCGCACTCCCTGATAATGCTGAGCGCGTGGGTGGAGTCGAGCTTCTGCTCACCGTAGGTCTGGAATGAGACCACAGGGTTATCAACCAGATAGCTCTGCTCTTGCGCCACATATGCCTGCGCCTGAGCTGCCGCCCGATCAATCATGGTGTCTATATCATGATCAGTGAGCCCCATCTCCTCTGCCATAGCTCGATTCACGCTGATGCGAGGGGTGGCCACTGCCCAGCGCTCAACACCTACCCCGATCAGGTTGCTGGTGCGCTGCTTGAAACGCCACCACCACCAGGCTGGCCTCAACAGCCCGCGCCCCTCGAAGTTGCTGCCCGTCTGATTGAGGGTGAGCAGGAGTAGCTTATCTGCTGGGATTGGTAGGGGCTGGCGATTGCCCCGGGTGGCCTGCAGCACTGCGTCTAGATTCTGCCCGTCTGCACTCTCCCAGCGCAGGTGCGCTGAGGGCTCACGGTCTGCGAACCTATCGAGCCAGACGCGCATCTGCCCAGAGGCGCAGGGGGCCACCCGGTAGAGCTCCTCAAAATAGCGGTAGCCTATGGGTGCAAACTCCCACATATAGGCAAGCTGATCTTCCCATGGGATGGTGATTTGCCCCGGGTAGCCATCAAACCCAAATGCCTCATTGGCGTATTCGCACAGGCGCTTTGAGAGCTCATCGCTCTCATCGCCGGGCTCCCAGCGCCATTTGGCCTCGAGGAGGGTTTGCTTGAGCACGCGCCAGCTGGCAGCCACGCTGGCATCAGTGGCGAGCATCTCCTCAGCCTCACGCACCCACGCAGAGCCAGTGAGTCTGTGATTTTGCTCTTTGCCGCTAATGTAGCCAGATTGCAGATAGGTGCCCGAAATCCCCATCACCCGCAGATCAGGTGTTGGTGATTGGCCTCTATACGGCAAATCCCGATTAACGTAGCCTAGTTTGTGCATCAGTCCCCCTGTGTGACTAATATCACAATCTAAAGCAGTGTGCAGATTTTCGCCAAATGATCAAACTGAACCCACTACAGCTCGAGCTCCTCGAGGCCATCACCCGCCAGCAAACCATGGTGGCAGTGCGTGCTGGCTGGGGCTCAGGTAAAACCTCAGCGCTGGTGTTTGCCCTCGCATGGGTGAGCAATATGCGCCCGGGCACCAGCAGCCTCCTTATCACCGATACAGCGCAGCGCTACCGCACAGTGCTACAGCCAGAGATCGAGAAATGGCTAGGGCCTCTAGGCTGGAGCTACTCTCAAACGCAGGGCATCTGGAGCGATCCCGCCACGGGCTCATCTGTGTGGTGTCGCAGCTATTTCCGCCCGGGCACCAGAGACGCCAGCCACAATCCCCTCGAGGGCATCAATGCCACTAGCGGGGTGGCGCTCATTGATGAGGCCCAAACAATGACGCAAGAGGTGGCCTTTAAAGCGCTGGGGCGCCTGCGTAGCGGGCCATCTCCAATGCTGGTGATGTGCGGCCTGCCAGTGATGGGCGCCTGGTGGGTTGATCTCGCAGAGGATGCTGGCTGCACCCCTCTGCTACACACCTCATATAGCAACAGAGAGAATCTCTCTGAGGAGTGGTTTAGAGCCACAGAACAGCTGCCGCCAGAGGAGCGAGCAGCAATGATCCTAAACCAACCTGCACCACCCAGCGGGCTGGTTTACTCGGAGTTTTCAGAGGCAGAGAATATTGTGCAGGGCTGGCAATATCGGGAGGATATGACAGCCCGCATTGCAGTGGATTGGGGATTTAGAAAGCCCAGCGTGCTGATCATCGCGCATGATGAGGAGCTAGACGCAGACATCATCTGCGCTGAGCTCAATCCCAAAGAGGTGAGCCTGCAGGAGCTCTGCCGCATGATCCTCTCGGTTGCGTGGCCGCGCGCCCACAGAGCCAGCGCGCCTGGCCCCCGCATTTGGCTGGATGCTGGCTGTGGCGATAAGGCTGGCGCCGCGCGCAGCGACCGTACCGCACAGAGCACATTTAAGGAGCTGCGCTACCCTCCCCCGCATGGGCTGGGCCTGAAGCTGCGCTGGTCAACTTCCCCCGTGAAAACTGACATCATGAATGGAGTGCAGCGCCTCAAGAGAGCAATATGGGAGCGCAAATACCGCATCACGCAAGAGGTTTGGGATACAGGGCGCAATGCCCCGGGCAACAGCCTGCGCAAGGCAATTGCAGGATATGCATGGGATAAGCGCAGAGAGCAACCTGTGAAATCAGGCATTGAGGATCCTCTTGACGCCCTGCGCTATGACCTGATCTGCTGGCGCTGGGATGATGGGCAGGCGCTCGAGCGCAGGGCTGCTGGAGCTCCAGCGCGCCCGTCAACGCCACAGATAAAGCCATGGGAGAAGCGGGGCAGATTTTGAGCGCCACAGTCATCAATGCAGACTCAATAGATCACCTCAAAACGCTGCCAGACTCTAGCATTGATGCAGTGGTCACTGATCCCCCATATGGGCTGGGCAATTGCTCCCCCCGGGCAGTGAGCGCAGCGCTCACAGCGTGGCTGGCGGGTGAAGAGTATCAGCCCAGCGGGGCAGGCTTTATGGGTAAAAGCTGGGACGCATTTGTGCCCGGGCCAGAGCTCTGGCGTGAGGTATATCGAGTGCTCAAGCCAGGGGGCCATGCTGTGATCTTCGCTGGCTCACGCACTGTAGACCTGATGGGGGTCGCAGTGAGGCTGGCTGGGTTTGAGGTGAGAGATATGCTTCACTGGCTTTATGGCAGTGGCTTCCCAAAATCTCATGATGTGAGCAAGGCGCTCGATAAGCGGGCAGGGGCTGAGCGTGAGGTGATTGGTGCAGGTGTCAGTGGGTCCACTCGCCTTATTTACTCTGGGGGTATGGGTGCCTTTGATATTACAGCCCCCGCCTCCCCTCTAGCGCAGCAGTGGTCTGGCTGGGGCACAGCCCTCAAGCCAGCGCATGAGCCGATCCTGCTCTGCCGCAAGCCACTGGCTGGCTCTGTGGCAGAGAATGTTGAGCAGTGGGGGGTGGGGGGGCTCAACATTGATGGGTGTAGGATTGAGACTGATGAATATATTTTTACAACTCCTAGAACCCAGCAATCTCATATTTATGGGAAGTATGCTCAGCAAGATCCAATGCAAAGCACAGGTCAAGAAATAGGCCGCTGGCCAGCCAATATCCTCCTAGATCCTAGCGCAGGCGCAGCTCTTGATCTGCAGGCAGGTTTTGAGGCCAGCCGCTTCTTTTATGAGGGTAAGGCCAGCAGAGAGGAGCGTGAGGCAGGGCTGGTGGGGCTCGAGGCCCGCGCAGTGGGTGATGGCAGAGGGACGCCGATAGATAACCCTTATCAACGGGGTGAGACTAAGCGGCAGAATGTGCACCCCACCGTAAAGCCGATCGCAGTGATGCGCTGGCTCTGCAAGCTGATCACCCCGCCGGGGGGCGTGATCCTTGACCCGTTCTGCGGCAGCGGCACCACTGGCTGCGCTGCCACCCAGCTAGGGTTTGAGTTTGTGGGTATCGAGCGCGAGCCAGAGTATGCGGAGATTGCTCGAGCCAGGATCGCGCATTGGGGCTGCCTACCACCAGAGGAGCTGGGGGCGCGTAAGCCAGCTAAGCAGCCTACG